CCGCAGTGAAGGTGGCACTTGTTTCATTTTCGGTGCCTGTGAGCGCACTTACTCTTTTGTCCTCAATGCCACCAGTCTTGGCGGCCGTAAAGTCTTCAACCGGATTGTTCTGCTCATCCTCAAGATGGGCTCCGCCGGTTCTCAGACTAAGGACTTTCAACGCTTCCAGCTCACCGACAACCCCTTTAATCAATGTGCATACTCAACTTTTCATTGCGGCTCTGTTACGACTCTGGCGAATCCTTTCGCCGAAGTTTTGTTTGTCCCTGTAGATGATGTTTTTCACGTCCTTTACCAGCGCCACATTAACTCCATTGGTCAATCTGACTCCCCCGTCACAGCGCTCATTAGCGTCAACGCTATCGTCTCCACCCCCGTTGGGGACGTTTTCCGTACCATTCAGGACGCGATTGCGCTCAATGCCATTCTTGGTGTTAGTCTTGCCCCCCCGCTCCATATGATTTTGCCGGCCCCCTTTGAATTGGGTGGCGTCGGCATTACCGAACCGTTCTTCACTCGCGAACTACTTAACAATTCTAAGTCCTTCGTTCATGAGCGTGTCTTATGGAACGCCGAGCACAACTATTCACTTGTTGGTCGGAGCGATGATACCGTTCGTTTTGGTGTCGGCTGTGACGAGTCACATCTCCAATATTATGTTGAGAATCGTCGCCTTTGGAATACCTGGGCTCATGATATGTTCATTCACACCGGTGTTTCTGAAGATGGCGCCTTAGAGCGTGATGATAAGTCTTGTGTGAGCATTTACAAGTACACCCGCTTCACTTATGTTCTTGAAGGAAATCTCACCTCTCTGTTCGTCAGCCCCGATCCTCGCGGCTTTGCCTTTTACCCCGCCCTGACTCGTGATGGCCACCTCACCAGAGTGCTTGTTCACGAGCCGCTCTTCCGTAAGGTGCTGTCGCATTTTCAAGATAACGCCAAGAAGGAGGATATTTGGAAGACCCTCAACAACGTCGCTGCCATGACCACTTACATCGACTCTTTGACTAAGCAAGCCGATAAGAGCAACCCCCTCGGGTACTCTGAAAGTGCTCTTCCGGATTTGGTCAATTGCGTCCTTACTGCCCTCATGGTGTTCAACGACATCATCGTGACTGGTGAAAGCTCCCTTTCTTCCTGGCGTGTCCGCATCCTCAACTCTTTGTTCAATTCCGACATTGCTCAACTCGACCTTTCTAAGCTCTTCACGCAACTCAGCAGCTTCCCAAAGATCGGTCTCTGTGGTAGCAATCAATCGCTTTTTGTTCGATCCCGCTTTTCCAACCTCTTTTCATCTATGGGTGGTTGTCTCGCTCGTGTCCTTTCCAAGGTGACACGTGGCAACTTTAAGCTCGATCGCACACTTTACGTTAAAGATGCCGCCACTTTGACCCGAGTTTGGAATACCCACTTGCCTTGCGTGTCAGCCTCTTCGGTCCGCATGGAAGATGTTATCGCCACACTCTGCCCTTGGCGTCGCGCTGGCCATCGTCCTGTCAGGACTCCTGTCGTCTTCATAGATTTTGAGGATTGTGTGCACGCCATGCACCTCTTCTCGAATCATGACGAACTCGACCGTTTTCTTGCCGACGCACCCGAGCGCATTGCTCAATGGCTCGCTATCATTGACCGCGAAGACACCAAGTTGTACGCCGCTGCGGAAGCTTTTGTTGATGAGCTGTGTGTCCCCGATGATTTCGTCTCTGCTCCGCTTGGCATCGTTACTCAAGGTGTCGGTGTCCCCCTTGAGCGTGAACACACTGAGAAAAGCCAGCTTAAGAATGCTGTCGGCGAATTATCCATGATCCAGCTCGCCGCAAAGAATAAAGTCACCTTTGTCTACACTGGCTCCAGTGCTCGTGGCTCTACTCGTACAGATCTCTTTATCCGCTCGCTTCGTGAAGACCGCGAGAATTTGCCGGCTGGCGTTATTCTTTGCGACCCCGATTCACAGCAGGAGATGTATGACGCCTGTGCAGCCATCAATAAGATCGTCCCCTGCGAAGTCGTTAACGACATGCCGCGAGACGATTTTATTCGAGCTATGAACCAGCGACCCCGCACTGTCCTTGGCGACTTTAAGTTCTCTGACCGCATACCTAGGCGTCTCCGCCGGCACGGCGAATCCTTGCGCACTGAGGTGTCCAGGAAATACCCACCCGCCACTCCGCTCAGCCCAATCCACCGCTTTCACATTAGCGTCGAGAATATCGAGTTGCGCGAATGCGATGCCGAGTTCACCAGCGAATATGTCGGCGATCCCCTTGTTGATATCGTTTTCACCTGGGAGCACTACGTTGGTAAGAGGGGCGACGGCCACGAGTCAGCACTCTTCACCCTCTCTGTCCGTCTCGACCCCGTCACCAACCCTAGCGCCGCTTACGTCCTTTACGACGATGCCATGGTTACTGGTGCCGATCACTTCAGGTATTGCGATATTCACGGCAAATCTCTCGCTTTTTCCCG